TAATGACTTTGGCTTTGCTGTTCAGATCATTGAAGCAGATCATTTAGACGAGGATTTTAACCTAACTTTAGCTAATGGAAATCGAATAATTATGTCGGTTGAAGTTAATGAGTGGGATGCGCCAGTGGCCTACCATCTTTTGACTGACCACCCTAATGAAACCTCTGTTAATTACAAAGGCCGAAAATACAACCGCGTTCCTGCGACCGATATTTGCCACTTATTTATAGCAGAACGACCAAGCCAAATGCGCGGCATTCCTTGGATGAATACCGCTATGAAGCGTTTAAATATGATTGCTGGCTATGAAGAGGCCGAGCTAATTGCTGCACGCATTGGCGCAAGTAAAATGGGCTTCTACACTTCTCCTGACTCTGATTCTTATGTGGGTGAAGAGGATGAATCAGGGAACCTTTTAACTGATATGGAACCTGGGGTCTTTGAACAACTTCCAGCAGGCATGAGCGTTGAGACTTTCGACCCTAGCCACCCCAACTCATCCTATCAAGCGTTTATCAAGACTGTGTTGAGAGGCGCGTCCAGTGGGCTTAACGTGGCTTACAACGGCCTAGCAAATGACCTTGAAGGCGTAAACTTTAGCTCTATCCGCAGTGGTGTTTTAGAAGAACGCGAACATTGGCGAATACTGCAAAAGTGGGTCGCTGAACAATTACATCGGCCTGTTTATCAAGCGTGGTTATCTCAATCGCTAAGAACTCAAGCGCTTAAATTACCAGAAAAGAAGTTTAAAAAGTTTACCAAAGTGAATTGGCAGCCTCGCGGCTGGGCTTGGGTTGATCCGCTAAAAGATCAGCAAGCCAACAAATTAATGGTTGAGATGGGAACGGGAACCTTGACTGCTATTACAGCGGCAGCGGGTTTGAATTTTATTGACGTATGCGCCGAGCGTAAAGCTGAGTTAGCAGTTTTAGAAAGCTTTGGCCTAACTACTAATGACATTATTAATAGCAATCAAGAGGCTAATGATGAATGAGATGAATACGGGCGATTTATATCGCACTTTTAATCTAAATAGGGAATCTGTTGATGCGGAAACGCGAACAGTAGACCTAGCCTTTTCCAGTGAGGAGCCTGTTGAGCGCTGGTTTGGAAGAGAAATACTAGACCACAATCCCAACGCTATTCGTCTTGGCAGACTAAATGGTGGCGGGGCTGTTTTAGTAGATCACGACCCATCAGATCATGTTGGTGTTGTGGAATCTGTTTCTGTTGATGGTGATCGGGTAGGTCGAGCCACAGTGCGTTTTGGCAATAGCGCACGCGCAACGGAAATATTTAATGACGTAATGGATGGTATCCGTAAACACGTTTCAGTTGGTTATCGCATTCACCGAATGGTGATGGAAGATGAAAAAGAGGGTGAGGAATCTTACCGAGCCTTAGATTGGGAGCCATACGAGGTCTCTATAGTTAGCATCCCAGCGGATGCTTCTGTAGGTGTAGGCCGAAACGCCTCCAGCAATCATAAAACATTAATCGAAGTTCAAGAAGTTAAAGAAATTAAGGAACCAATTATGGATACGCCAGTAGTAGAGACCCCAACTGTAGATGTTCGGGCAGAAGTAGAAGCGGCACGCCGCTCAGAAGTTGATCGCATTCAAAATATTGAAGCAGCGGGTAACTTGCACAATCAAAAAGAAATGGCTCGTACATTTATCAATGATGGTAAATCTGTTGACGCTTTCCGCGCTCAACTATTAGACACCATTGGAACTGCCCAGCCAGTAATAAAGAAAGATAATGACATTGGTTTAAGCGCCAAAGAAATTCGTAACTTTTCTTTTATGAAAGCAATTCACGCTTTAGCTAACCCTAGTGACCGCCGCGCTCAAGAAGATGCAGCGTTTGAGTTTGAAGCTTCTCGCGCAGCCGCAGATCAGATGGGCCGAACAGCCCAAGGTTTGTTTGTACCGAGTGAAGTTTTAAAACGTGATCTGAACGTAGGCACTGCAACCGCTGGAGGCAACACTGTTGCAACCGATCTTCTAGCCAGTTCATTTATTGATTCGTTAGAGAATGCAATGGTCATTTCTAGCATGGGCGCAACCATGCTCCGTGATCTAAACGGCAATGTAGCTATTCCTCGTCAAACCAGCGGAGCAACAGCCTACTGGGTTGCTGAGTCTGCGGCTGTAACTGAGAGTCAAGCAGCATTTGATCAAGTCACAATGACTCCTAAGACAGTTGGTGCGTTTTCTGACATTTCTAGAAAGCTATTGCTACAAAGTTCAATTGACATTGAGGGTTTTGTTCGCAATGACTTAGCAATGCGCCTAGCTATGGCGATTGATTTGGCAGCGATTGCTGGAACTGGTTCAAGCAACCAGCCTACAGGAATCTTGGCAACTACTGGCATTGGCGCAAAAACCTTTGCGGCGGCGGGTAATCCGACCTTTGGCGAGATGGTTGATGTTGAATCCCAAGTGTCTATCGACAACGCTTTGTTCGGCTCTCTTGGCTATGTTTCAACGGCGGCAATGGCTGGCGCAATGAAGCAGAAGGCAAAAGACTCTGGCTCTGGTCAGTTTGTCATGGCAAATGGTCAAGTGAACGGCTACAACATGGCAGTAACTAACCAAATGACCGCCAATACAGTTGTGTTTGGCAACTTTGCTGATCTAATCATCGGCATGTGGGGCGGTCTAGACATCAACGTGGATACTTCTACTGGCTCTGCTTCTGGCACTGTTCGCGTAGTTTGTTTGCAAGATGTTGATATTGCTGTACGTCACGCTCAGTCATTTGCTAAAGGCTCAGGCGGTTCATAACCACTTAATCCTTTAAATAGGGCGGGGTCAAACCCGCCCACTTAGACGAGGTTTTTATGCAAATTAAAATTTTAAGTTCAACCGCTGCTAGCGGTGTAGATTTATTAAAGGGAGCTATTGCCGAGGTGAGCGATAGTGATGGACGGGTGCTAATACAGATGGGTAGAGCGGAAGCTTATAGTGAAGCCCCAAAAGCGCCTAAGAAAAAGAGTAAATAAAAATGGCATTTGCTGAGGATTTTTCTGAATTTCTTGATACTGATGATTTTGCTATAAACGCAACAATCGCGGGTTCATCGGTCAGTGGAATCTTAGATGAGGCTTTTATAGAGGTCGCTGGCATTGAAGGCGTTCATCCTACTTTTGCGTGTGCTAACGCAGATGTTCAAGGAGTGGGCCATGGTGCTTCCGTGGTCATTGGCTCTACTACTTACCATGTGATCGGTATTCAAGTCGATGGTACTGGAATGGTCGAGCTAGTTTTAGAGGATCAATCCTAGTGGCTCATGCAAGACAACAAGTTAGAGAGCAGCTAGTAACTACTTTGACAGGATTAACGACAACGGGCAGCAGAGTTTTTGATACCCGTATTTATGTTGACCATGATTCCTTGCCCTGCCTGACTGTTTACGCAGACAAAGACACTGTAAACGAGGATTTGAGCAGCGCAACTAGAACATGGCACAACCTCACTTTGAGAGTTGAGGCAAGAGCTAAGACTAAAAATGGAGTGGAGGATTTAATAGACACTATCTGCGCCGAAGTAGAGACCGCCATTTTTGCTGATAAAACGCTCAATGGAAAGTTAGTTGAGGTCATGCTGGAAGATACTAATATTGAATACAGCAACGAATCTGACAAACCCATAGCGGTAGCAACCTTAACGCTTAATGGTGTTTACAGAGTAAATCCAGCCGCTCCATCAACACTGGCTAACTAGAGGAATTTTAAAATGCTGATGTACAAGGATAAGGCTAGCGTGGATGTTCACGCCTCGCAGATTCAGACCATGAAAAATCGCGGTTGGAGTAATGAAGCACCAACCGCAAAACCAAAGAAAGTAACTAAAACTAAGGAGGCCAACTAAATGGCTAATCATGCAGCTACGGCGGGTCTTGTTAAAATTGGTGGAGTCACTATTGGAGAAATCCGTAGTTATTCATTAAATGAAACGGCAGGAACCATTGAAGATACCACTTTAAACGACACCTCTAAAACCTATAAGGCGGGGCAAACTTCCTTCTCTGGCTCTTGCGAGATGTTTTTCGATGAGGGAGATAACGGACAAAATGCGGTCACTATTGGAGCCACAGTTGTGCTAACGCTTTTCCCAGAGGGAGACACTAACGGAGACACCTTTGCTACTGGAACAGCGGTTGTTACTGAGGTTGGTTTGAGCGCTTCAATTGATGGAATGGTTGAGCAGACCTTTAGCTTTACTGGCTCTGGCGCAGTTGTTTGGGCGACAGTTTCATAGGTTTCACTGGCTAGGCGAAAGCTGAAAAAGTCCCTCCCCGTGGCTCTGCCAGTGAATTTTTTAACGGGGAACTAATTAACGGGGAATTTTTTATGAGTGAAATGTTAGAAGCGGCAAAAGTTCAATTTAGAGAACGAATGAGCGGCAAGTTAAAACAAGCAGATGTTCCCGAATGGATAGTAAATGGGAAGCCGTCGATTATTTATTATAAACCTTCCATGAATTTCAGAGAGCAAGGTGAGGTTCTAAAATTACACGCAGATAACAAACAGGCCGAAGCAGTGGCTATGACGTTTATTCTACGCGCGTTAGATGAGGATGGTACGAAGCTATTTAAGAAGGCCAATATGACTGAGATCATGACTAGATTTGATCCAGAAATTATTAGCAGGGTAGTTTCTGAAATGGGCGGTGATGATCCTGATGTTGAGGAAGCAACAAAAAACTAAAAGAAGATCATGATCTAAGATTCGCTATGATTTTAGCGGATCACCTCCACAAAAGTTTGGAGGAAATTATGGTCTTACAAACTGATGAAATACTTCTCTGGGCGGCTTACTTGGAAATGAAAAATGGCAACTAAAGATATTAAGATAACGATCAAAGCTGTCAATAATACTAAGAAAGCGTTTAGGGCGGTTACGGCTGGTCTAAAATCCATAGCGCGTGCTGCTTTTTCAATGAAAACGGCTATTGGTCTAGCGGCTGGCGTAGCGGGTATTGGTTTCCTGATTAAAAAATCTATGGATGCTACTGATAGCATGGCGAAGGTTAGTCGATCTATCGGAATATCGGTTACTGAATTACAGCGTTTAAGGCACGCCGCTAGCATCGGTGGCTTAGAAGCTAAGTCGTTAGATAAGGCCATGCAGAAATTGGCAATCAACATTTCAGATGTGGCAAGCGGAACGGGCATAGCTAAAGAGGCTTTTGATCGTTACGGCATATCCTCAACAAATATTGATGGATCAACTCGGAGTGTGACTGATGTTCTAGGCCAAGCCGCCACTGCTCTTGAAACAATGACCAACGAAACAGACAGAGCAAGCTTTGTGTACGACCTGTTTGGTGCGCGTGGCGCTAAAGTTATCAACATGCTTAAAGATGGCAAAACCGCAATGGAGGCCATGAAAAAAGAAGCTGATGAGCTTGGTTTAGTTATGAGCTTGGAGCTTATTGAAGGGGTCGAAAACGCTAACGATTCCATTGCTCGTTTAACTGATTATCTGGGTAATGTTTTTCACAGAGTTGTTGCTTCAATCGCGCCAATTATTGAGTCTGCCTCAGAAGCCGTACGCTCCTTTGTGGAGATGAAAATAAACAAGCAGGGCGGTATTACTGCTTTTTCTAAAAACATAGCTATCACCATTTTAGAAGCTGCTAGCTCAATAATTCAAGCCTCAACCTCAATGCTAAATAGTTTAACTAGCATAGCCACAGGAGCGGCTAAAGCAATCTCAAAAGTTTTACAAATCCTACCTTCCAGCATGGGTGGATTAAAAACATTAAAAGCTATACGCATAGAGCTTTTAGATATTGCCAATGATAGAGATGCAGCTCAATTACGCAGCGATTCTTCTTGGAAATCTGAGCAGAAAAAAGCAGCGGTAACTTTAAAAACATTAGAAAAGCGAGAAAGGGCTTTAAAAAAGCTAATTTCATCTGGAGATTTTTTACAAGACATTAAGCCATTTAAATCCTTTGGAACTAGCGGAGCAGTTTTAGAGATTGACAAACTCTTAATGAAAATGAAAGAGATCAATATATCATTACCTTCTCCTGCTAGTAATAGTGGCAAAGAAGCAAGCCCTATGGTTTCAAAGAATGCAGCAGAAGTACAACTAGCTTTTGATCATCAAAGAACAATGATGACATTAACGCAAAATGC